GCCTTCTACGAACCAACTCTTAGGAGTTGGTGAAACACTACCAGTATGTTTGCTGGGTGTTGGCTGTGTACGTGAACGTCAACGGACTGTTGCGTTCACTTACATACGGATAACTTTTCTCTACGTTGGACCCGCGTCGTTTGACACGGCGCCATACTATGGGTCCAACTTTCCCGCCATCCCTTGTTCTCATCTCCAATGCGAAATCTCGCAAAGAAGACGTTAGATAGGATGGCCTAACCCGTCTCGTTTCATATCTAGGGAGGTAAAATTCATCACCTGTAGATACGTCATTCTGCGCAGAAGCGCGCAAAGTGTCCCATAAATATGGTTCACAGTCCTCAACCCTAATCTTGCTCTTGTAGCAAGATATAGAAGTAAAGGAGAATTTTAGGCACCAACTATCCATTTTGATATCAACGGGTAGCCAAGGCCAATCGAGAGTAGGGCATTGCGGTTTATCAACTGCAATACCGGAGTAGCTGGGGTAGCCTGGAGGAACCTGGCAAAGACCGCAATGCTTGTTAGCATTCACGATCTCTGTCACAAGATAACGTAAGGTCATTGGGATTTCCCAATCACCCCAACGTTCCCTGAGGCCATTAACCAGTTTGTAAAGAAAAGCTTCGTATGCGTTCGTGTCGACCTCGCCAGAATCTTCCGATTCAGGCATAAAGGGCCGTACGTCCACGCCGTGGAAGAAATCACCACCGCATGACTCCCTGAAAGAGCCATCAGAAAAGGTTTTGTCAGCATTTATGATGAAGCCAAGATCTGAAAAGATCTTGGTGACATAACGATGTATCCTAACAGGATATATCAAGTCATCACCGTAAACACTGATTTTCCCCAATTCTTTCAGACCTAGTCCAAGAAGCCTCCCAATAGACATTAGGAGACCGTAGAACAAGAGCGTCTGTAGAGGGAAAGTAAAGCCCATGCCCATCGTCATGATGGAATGAAGCTCAACCTTTTGATCCCCAACAGAAACAACGGGAATTAACCCGTACACCACAGCATCGAACCAATCTTGCGGAAGCAAGTCCCGCAAGTGGTCACGAGTAAAGGAGTCAGAGGCAGATTTGAGATCTGCCGTGACTACTTCACCTGTTATCGAGGCTTTCCTTGCAATACGTCTATGACGGGCTTGCAAGTGCGTGATGTCAAGACCATTATCACATAGCCTTTCGGCTATGTAAGATCCTAAACCGGCGGAATAGAAACCGCCAATTATAGTATCAGGGGTTATACCCCTCATGGCCTTGAAACTCTTAGGTACACAACTGTGCCGCAGACTGTCGACATGGGGATTTGTTTCAACCCCTTTAGTCAACCGTTGTAACAAGGTGTCGTTACCAACGTGTCGTGCATACCATGTAGCTTGCTCTTTCGAGCCCGAGATGCGGCTAAATCTAACATCGATATAGCTCATCTTGGCTGGTAATCCGACAGCTGCTTTGCGTCCAAAACGGTTAAGTTCCTCATGGTGCGCCCTATTGTAGGGACCCAACATGGACGTTATAAATGAACGTGCATGTGAGGTTACAACTGCAGTACAACGCAGTTGACGCTGATGAGTACTTATACGGTGCTGTGTTGCAAGAAAATCTTGACGACACATGTCACGCAAAGTATCATCACTCAGTAGATCGTTCTGGAATCTCCAGCGCTTAAACAACGACTCCAATTGTGAATGCATCCTGAAGAGCCTCGGTGAGGCTTTCCAACAGTGCACAGGTGGCTCCTGGCGAAATGCCGGGATACCTCCCTGAAGGAGTGCGGTTTTATGCCGCATGAAGGGATTCGTCCCTTCACCTAGTTGAGCGCTGAAATCAGAGCACAGATGCAGCCATAGCTGTTTCATGGTTGCATCCAGATGTATTAGTTTATGCATCTGGTCCTCAGTGTGTGTTGATTACGCTAAAGAGCCATACTGCCGGAAATCAGCAGTATCAGCATCAAATAGCGACTGGGCGATCCGGTAAAGGATCTTCGTCTTTTCAGCATACGTAATACGAGGGTCGGTTGAAATATCGACCCATACGGTGCTGAAATAGACTTCACCAGTTGTAGCATCAACACCGGGAACTGTGTGCTTGATCGTTTGTTTATGCTTACCGTAAGTACCCATCTTACTATTGTAGATAGGCGACTTATTTGTAAACACAAACTGAGAGCGCGCAGATACCGTTGTGGCAGTCGTGTCGACAAGGGAAATTCCATTGACAACAGCCGTACCGTCTGGAGTGAAGGCAATTGCCGTTCCCCCGGTAGCCGTAATGGTCGTACCGTCCAGTAGGGAGAGAGTTGATAAACTCATACTACCTCTTCTTGATGGCTGAGAGAAGTTTCCCAGCAACGTTTGAGATTGTGGCCAGCGAAAGCCCAATTGCATCCGCTGTTCTAACAAAATTTAACCCCTTAGCCGGTAAAGGCCAAGTGATCTGCGAGTTGTTAATCTCGCGCTGCATGTGGAACTCCCGGTAACGTGCATAAGAACCGTATAGGTCGTTATGCACAGTCCAGTCGCCCACACGCCGTTGAGCTGAAAGAATCTTCAGCTCGAGCACAGTTTCACTGAGCGAAGTTAGCCAATCAGAATATAACTTACCATGATTTGGTGTTATGTTCTGGAAGGCATCGCCAACTGTGATAAACCAGTCCAGTACAAAGGAGAAAGGTATCAATTCCCACGTTCTAGAGGGATACTCATGAAGGTCAGTTCCGAGATCACTCCCGGATCCGAACTTCATCATGATACCAGAACCTACTTTTCGTTTGTAGGTCACCTTTGTGGAATAGTAGAACCGGAAGTAGCTAACATCAAAGCTGCCACCACCGTAGATAGGTTCCATGTGAGGGAATTTAGCAGAAGACCTAAAGGTCTGTAGCGCTTCCCGTCTCACACGGTCAACCTCTTTAAGAGCACTATCAATATCTAGTGCTAGAGGCATGACGCCATACCGGTATTCAAGCCACCAGTCGGCTAAGTACCTATCCAATCTCTTGCCTACTATCCGCTTTTGCAATGCCTTAGCATACCTTTTGCCAAGGATGATCCTAACAGCTTTCGCTGGCTTCATAAGGAGTTCGAATGTTTGTTCGATCTCACCAAAGAAGGGACCCAATGCAATAGATGGACTTTTCGCGGCTGCTTGCACTTGCTGTAAGCTTGTCTGTTTATACACATCGGGTATTACCAGGTGTGTAGGCAGGCTCGGCAGTAAACCGAGCGCATATTCAGCAATGCCGCTGTGAGCAACAACCTCTGCAATGTACCGCGGCCACCCAGGTGTAACTTGGATGGACCCCGAACCCGCACCAGTCTCCGTGTACCATTTTCTTAGGTCCATAGGATAAGCTGGTTTGGGCCAGATACGTGACTTACGACCTCTGACCGACGTTATAACGCCGGAATAACCAGATCGGTAATAAGGTGCTACCCACATACCATGTTGGGGAACGCCATTGTCCCAAAGAGTCTCTTCAAGAACTCCTTGGTAGGCAATACCACGTCTTGTCGTATAATGAGTTGGGCCGGTAATTTGGTTTTGCTCATCTGCATCCAATTGTTTGAGCTGATTTAGCTCACCTTTGAAAGGCATTTCACGACTCTTCAAAACAGAGATTAGGAATGCTGAGATTAACAAGGCAGGATATCGCTACGCGATCGAG